CCTTTACTCATCTCTGTCCACCTATAACCATGGGATAGCCATGGGATACTTAACGGCCTCGCTGGATTGCTTTGACCTTTGCCTTAACTAGCTCTTGAGCAAACACCTTTCTCCAGTTCTTCTGGAATCTTGTCTTAGCCATTTTAGTCGCTGGGAAGAATGCTCTCTGAAGCCTTCCACTCTTAAACTGTACCCGCATAATCAGATTTTGCCTAGCGATACCGCCCCTCTTGCCTTTGCGGCCTATTCTTTCCCATAAACCAACTTTCGGATCATTAGCCGGGGCTTTGATGTTCTTTCTTGCGCTGTTTGGAGCATTTCCTCTGTAGGGTTTTCCTGCGAAGAACTTAGGGTCTTTATATCGTTTTGATACAGCTTGATTAGCAATGTTGCCGTATCTATTGGTACTGATGTTCATTGGTTGTATCAATACCTCTTTCTTAGGAATTACCTGGCCTCCCTTAATAGTTTTCATAATATAGGCGCGCTCTTTATCGTCAGCAACATAAAGAAACCCAAATAACAGCTTTTTGGTAGCTTTTGCGTAGCGTATAGACTGCTTAGACCAGCGGGTAGCGCCACCATCATAAATCCTATCCATGTCCCTTTCTGTACCCTTTTTGCCAATAAACAGCATCTTATTAATGGCCTGAGAGGTTGCGAAAGGGATTTGCTCCTTAGAGTGGTTATCTAGGAACTTATGCATCCTTCTTGTATCCATGGTGACATGAAACATCTTGCTATCCTTATTTCGTCAAGGCATACTAATCATATGCGAGGTGAGCTTTTCCCTTTTACTCTTTACGGCCTACCCAGCCGACTCGCAACTAATTCTTCACTTGGAAAGAAAGGCGCTCAAACTTATTTGAGTTCTTCCTGGTACTAACTCCGTACTCAATCTTCTCTATACGACCGCCATTAGCCAGGAATTTGGCTACGTCTATCGCTATTATATCCCTTAGCCTATCTTTACTGATTTCGCTCATCTCATTCTTGTAAGGGGTTCTGCTGAGTACTATGGTGTTCTTATCTATGTCTCTCAGGCTCATAGGGATATTTCCATGTTGAATACTATTGGCAAGTTAAGCTTTCTGCGTTGGTCTCTTCTAGCTAAAGACTCCTTAATAACTCGGAAGTCTTTGTAAGCGATCGGGTCACCACGCTTCAATGTCTCATGCGCCATCGCTATTATACACTCATCCCAATCAGCCTTTTTATTGAGCAGCCAGTGTTTGTCTTCTTCACGCTCAAAAGGCTTGTCAAACAGGACGCTAGGCTTCAATCCTATCGCAGCCACTACATCTAATCCATTGGCTCCACAAGCATGACAGTGGCACAGGATTACGTCATCCTTCACCGTAATACTCATCGATGGGTTTCGATCTCCATGGACAGGACAGCAAGCAGTGTAGCCGTTTGACGTTTTTCTAACCTTGTCTAAGCGATCTAGGACTACTGAAATTTCTAGCATTGGCTGGACTCTTTGATCTTCTGATTTGTAGCATTTGTATCCAATTCTTTACATCCTTTGACTCTGTTTTGACAGGTATCCTATCTAGATTACGAGGCCAGACATCGAACTTAGTACGGTATGCGTGAGCAGCCCAGCCATCAGAGTAACCACGAGAACGAGAGTAGTACAGCAACTCTCCGTACCAGCGGTTCTTATCCTGGTTTAAGGTGAGTTTATCGACCTTCTTGAGCATACCGCCTGTATCCTTAAACACTGGCTCTTTGCTTGGTAGCTCGTAACCACAGGCGCACTTACGCCCAGTGAAAGCAGCAGAACATTGAGGACAGTCACGCAAGATAGGCTCTTTCTCTTCCTTCTTGGTCTGGTTGCGCTCATCGAATTTCTTAGTGCCGTCATCCAATGACACAGGGATGACATCCTCTGGGAACATACCGTGGCGATGAAGGTTACCTGCGTGATCTAAGTAGATAGCGCGCTCTTTACCCTCTGCAATACGCCATATGCGACCGCTCCTCTGTACCCAGTTTATCTTTGAATTCTTAGATGTCGGGAAACAATCTATCAAGATCTCTACTGATGGGTCGTCGTACCCAGTACCAAGCAAGCGGCTGCATGACAAAACAAGCGCCCTACCTGCTCGATGATCTGCGTAGATGTACTTGCGCTCGTCTTCAGGCATATAGCCGTCAATATGTAGCGCCGGAATTCCTGCTTCGTTGAACTTCTCTACAAGTGCCTTGGAGTGCGCTACCGATGGACTGAACGCTATAGCTCGCTTTGTAAGGTTAGCAGAATGTACTCTGTAATTTTCAACCACATCACCATTGAAGGTTTCTGAGTCAATCATCGCAGCGCCGAGAGATTCTGCATCAAAGTCGCTACCTCCTGTCGGAAGCGCTTTCTTTTTAATCCCCTTGGTACTGATGGTCTCGCCGACATAGTAGTCAGTAGGACATAGGTAATTTAGATCGATTAATTGCCTTGGGGTGATTGGTACGAGTAAATCATCCCAGTATTTACCCAGACCCTTTGAGTAAGGCGTAGCTGAAAGACCTATAAACGGTACATTGTCATACCTGGTCATAAAGCCATCTACAAGCCCCTTGTACATTGTGTGACATTCATCGACTATCGCAAGACCAAAGTTTAGATGCTTTCTGCGTACCGCTGTCTGGATAGATGCGATCTGTATCATCTTATTTGGGTCGTATCTTGGGTCGTCTCCCTGAAGGACGCTGAAATCAGCGCCTAACCGCTCGAAGGTCTCAACTGTCTGACCCACGAGTTTGACCCTATCGCAGAAGAAGACGCTTCTAACGCCGTTCTCTGCCGCCTTCATCATGATAAACGCCGCAATCATAGTTTTACCCATAGAACATGGAGCAGCCAGTAAAGGACGTTTGTTTCCTTTTCTAAGGGAGTTTCTAATCTGCTCTACGGCAGTTTCTTGGTGCGGTCTTAAAGCAATCATTGTGACTTTATCTCTATGACGCCGATCTGCTCTTCAAGAGTGTCACGAGCTATCTGCTCTGCTTCTGACTGTAGAATGGTCGTCTTGGACGCATTCCATAGTCTTAACTGAACTTGAGCCGCCTCAGCAACAACGTGGTCATCAATCCACCAGCCACGATACTTCTCTATCGCAGCCTTGTCAGTTGTAGCATAACCAAACTTTTCACCGTTACGAGTTAGCATCCACATTAGAAGTCCTCCCTTCTGACGCCGTTATAATCATAAATATCAATAGGCGGGATGCTGTATTCATCGACAGCCATGTTCCATATTTTCTCGGCAGAGTCCTGGACGACCCACTCACGCAGAGAATAATATTGCGCTGCATACCTGCTAAAGAATTCTTCTGGCTTTAGACGATTAGCGAACACACGCATCATGTCTGCATGGTATGCTTGATAGTATTTAACAGGCATATCATCAAACATATAATCTTCTGGGTGATTACCATCATTTACAAACGCAATTGCTAAATCATCAGCAGCGTTGTTTGTAGGTTCTACTGTACGGTCTTCAATGTTGACCAAGTCAGGAAGGTTTGCATATATAGCGTTGGTTAAATGATCTGTCATAACAGTCTCCTTGATTAGAGACTACATACTTAACTATCGATACTGGCTTGTCAACACTTTTTGTTTACTTCTTTCTAGGCCAGTTAGTCACTACTCTTTCTCGTCCTACGCATTCCTCTACAGCGTTACACGCATGACACCACCATCGCCTTCTTACCGGGACTTTAACCCCATCAGTAGATCGCTCATCGAAGCCAATGACTTCGCCCATTACATCACCACACTTACAGGGTTTTTCAGATAAGTCTTCCATTGGATCTCCAAATTAGAGGCACGAGCGCCCATTTTCCCCCGCAAACACACCCACGGCATTAGGTGTCCTAGCGCTCCAAAACGGAAAGTCCGAAGACTTGGTACTCATTAAAACGATCCACAAGGGTGAACCGCTCCCCCGCCAGACTCAACTGGAGGTTATTTCAATGCCTAGCTCACGACCTGGGTGTTTGTGTTTGCGGTTACCTGTTGACATGGGCGGGTCAGCGCAGGTTGTTAGGTCGCTTGCTTCTCGCATTTCTGCGGCTGATTTTCAGGGTCAGCTACCCATGAGCCAGAGTACGTCAGGCTTTACCACACGATGATTGAATTGTGTTACTATTAGGACGTCGGCTTTTATTGCATTTTGTTGCGCCGACAAGTGGTGATGTTATTCCCCTTGAGCCACCTTTGCAAGCCCTGACACGATGTAAATCGCTCAGGGCTTTTTTTTATTTTGTACAGGGACAAAACCAGAAAAAAATACTTAGTTTTGCCACCCTAAAACTTCTTGCAGTTGGTAATCAATTTCGGTAGATTAGTCTACTCAAGGAGATTACCAATGAAGCAATCAGAACAAATAAACGAACTCGCTGCGGCACTCGCCAAGGCTCAAGCAGTAATGCCAAAGGCTAAAATGTCTGGCATCAACAGTCGGTTCGCTGATAAGGCAACTGGCAAAACTGGCGCTTATGCCACCCTCGATGATATCCGTGACGCAGTTAAAGACACGCTCACTGCTAACGGAATCAGCTACACGCAACATCCTTATTCGATCAATGGAGAGGTAGGCGTAGAGACTATGCTGATCCACTCTAGCGGTCAGTGGATGCGATCACGTTTTGGAGTCCCTTCAGCCAAGCATGACAGTCAGGCTTACGGATCAATACTTACTTATGTTCGCAAGTTTGCCTTAGCTGCTGCTGCCGGAGTAAGTACTCAGGAAGATACTGACGCTGACGAAGTGTCGCATGAGCCTCCATCTCCCACGATTTCCGCTCAACAGGTAGCTATAATCCGTAAGGAGTTAGAACGTCATAACAAACCTGAATCTAAGATTCTTAAGCATAAGAACCTAAATGACCTTAGCGAATTAAAGCAAAGTGATTATGAGCGCCTTCTCGATAACATTAGGAAGCCTATCGAAAAATGATGAAAGACGAGATCAGATGCAGAGGCTGCGCCGAGAGAAGAGCATCATTAGATACTATGTGTAAGAACTGTCTTAGGCTCTATCATTTAATGAATGAATTGTGGAAACCAAATGCGAATTTCAAAGGCTATCCAGGGTACGACCGATTGGCTCACAGAACGAATTGGGTGCGTGACAGCGAGTAACTTCTCTAAGGTATTTACTAGCGCAGGGAAGTTGTCTACTAGTCGTGAAAGTCTAATCAATCAATTGATAGCCGAGAATCTAACAGGCAAACCGACTGAGACATTTAAGTCAGAGGCCATGCAGAGAGGCAACGACTTAGAAGGAGAGGCTAGAGCGTTAGCAGAATTAATGCTAGGCGTAGATATAGAGGAAGTTGGCCTGATCAAAATGGATGACCATGAAATAGGCTGCTCTCCTGATGGTTTGTGGGATGACACAGGCATCGAGATTAAGTCGCCTAATGCTAGTACGCATATATCCTATCTACGCAAAGGCAAGTTGCCAACAATTTATACCCAGCAAGTACAAGGAACCATGCTTGTTTTAGGGTTATCCGAATACTGGTTTCTCTCATACCATCCTGATTTAGAGCCACTTCTGATTAAGGTAAAGAGAGACGACAAGCTGTTAAAACTAGCAGAACCTTTACTTATTGAGACTGCTGAAATTATAAAATCCGAAACAAAGAGGTTGTTATGAGTCAATTTAAAACGCTAACTAGTATTAATAAATCTACATACGATGATTCGTATTACGGTCAGATAACCCCCGACGCATTACGCGAGCTTGTCTCAGCGTTAGATTCCAACCAGGTATCACTAAACAAAAACGGCAACATTGCTCTTAAGGTGTATGTGAATAAGCCAGAAGGAGGAGGTAGTTCTTACTTCTCTGTGAAGTGGATGCCACCACGAGATTCTGCTCCCGCTCCAGTTGCTGCTCCTGCGGCTGAAGTTGACTTTGATGACGACCTGCCATTCTGATGTACAAGTTTAACTTCGGCAAATCACTGAAGATCGCTCAAGAGATCAACTGCATTAAGTCGGTTGATCTTGCGAAGCGATTCGATGTGCGTAAGCAGCACATCTCTCGATGGAGGCATATGGAAGACGCGCCTCTGTCGCTGGTCTGCAAAGTTTCTAGTGAGTTAGAGATGAGTCCAATAGAGTTCTTAAGACTAGGAGTTGATAATGCAGACCTGTAAATATCCTTTAGATGCAATCAGCCACGCGCAATGGAACGCTAATACCTATGGCGTACCTTTTGCTGTCATCGCATATCCTGATTGCTTAGGCGTCCTTGAACTATCTGAGGTAAACATATATGAAGACATTGTTGAAATCTGCCATGCGACCCAGACACTACGCTGCTCAGATTTTAACATTGACGAGTCGGGAGATGAGGAGAGAAGCATTGCTCACCGTTCCTGGCGAATACCGAGACAGGGTTGAGCTATATGTCCGCAACGAATTCGAGCGCAGGAAATACTCTCGCAGAGCTTGAGAAGATCACCAGAGAATACTCTCAGGCTGAAGCGAACAGAATGTATCTTATGGAGTTCCGTAAGTCGAAAAAGGCTATACTTATGGCAGAAGCAGAGAGGACTAATCCTTCTATGCCAATAGCCAAGCAAGAGCGTTACGCCTACTCGCATCCTGAATACCTACAATTGCTTGAAGGTCTTAAGGTCGCAATAGAACAGGCAGTAATGCTTAAACATAAGATACAAGTATTTAACATGAGGTTTGAGCAATGGCGATCAACTCAGGCAACAACAAGAGCCGAAATGAACCTAAGATAACGTGGGAAAAGCCAAGGGATATTCGTCAGCTAGAAAAGCTTGTCCCGGTTACCAAGCGACAATTCTCTCTTGAGCTGCTATCAATGCGTTTCAATCAGTTTGACGATGAGACAAAAAAACGAGCGCTGAAGGTTATGGACGCGCTAAGGACAGGTTACTTTTGCCGACTTTAGCTCAGGTAAAAAAGAAATGCTTAGTGGCTATCCAGTTGTTAGCCAGGATCTCTGCTGCTGACGAAAACGGCTATGTTGAATGCGTCAGTTGTGGCGTGGTTAAGCATTATCGAGATGGGATGCATGGCGGTCATTATATAAGTAAGGGTCGCGGAGGAACTCACCATCTTGCTTTAGACATCGAGAATGTCCACCCTCAATGTGCCGGATGCAATTTACAGATGGGTAAGGGAGCAGGAGTAGTCGCTCATAACTACCAGAAGTGGATGTACGACTATTATGGCAAGGACTATGTAGACGAGATGGTAAGCCGTCCCAACGTAGTTAAAAAGATATCTCTACCAGAGTACGAGGATATGCTTGCCGAGTTCCAAGAACAGATTAAATACCACGAGAAAAGGATTGGCGTGTAATGCAAGTAATCCTGAGTGAAGCAGAGCTAGAAAGATGCGAACGCTGCGCTGCAATCAGGACTAATCATGCGAGAAATAACGGAATCCCTAATCAAAGAGTAGCCTCGAAAAAGTCTGATCTAACAGTTGATTATATTGGTCTAGTAGGCGAGCTTGCTGTAGCTAAATACTTAGATGTTGATATAGAGCTAGAGAAGGAAGGAATAGATAACGGTATTGATTTAATCTATGGAGACTTAACTGTAGATGTAAAAACAAGGTCTTTTCCTGGCAACGACCTCGTATTCAAATCTCACAAAGCATTCAAGGCGCAAGTCGCAATACTGGCTCAGTTTAACCTGGAGAACTGCGTAGAAATCCTAGGCTGCATGAGTCGTAACAAGTTTAAGAAACACGCAACACCAACAAGCTATGGATGCCTTCGCGTATCTGAAGAAAGCTTGTATCCAATAGAGTCCCTAATCGGTTATACGCAGGAGAAATCATGAAATCCACTGACTACCAAGTAGCTGGAGACCATTATAAGAAGCTAAAGATTCAGCCCATAGAATACATCATGGCGAATCAGCTACCATTCCCAGAAGGTTGTATAGTGAAGTATGCGACTAGATGGAGGGATAAGGGCGGGATTGATGACTTACGCAAGATCAAGCAGTTTTGCGACTTCATCATCGAGTCAGAGCTAGAAAAGACTAAAAATGTTACTCTTTAGGATACTTATTAGTAATAAGCATCTCTGTCAGCTCTATAGCGCGACTGCCGACTTGATTCGCCCACTTTGATAATAAAAACTCTTCTGCTGCGAGAGCATATTCTTGCTTTTCCATCCAACCCAGAGCTTTGACGAATTTACGCAACCTAGTAAGCCCAAGGTTAAAACAAAGCATAAGCATGACTTCCTGTCGCACTCTGCTTAAATCTGAGTACCAAGGAAAACAGGCGATAAGCTCCCGGTCGCATCTGACAATATCATTATGCAGTAAGTACATAATCTCATCGTCAGACAACCCAACGTCATCAAGGTTACGACCAACGCCTATGGACACAGTGCCTACCGTGTCCTCATAAGCTTTGTTCTGGTAACCCTCATGCTTGATCAGGAGCTTTTCTAGTCTAGTCATTAGGATCGCTTAAATATTCCCACGGTATTAAAGAGAGTAACAACAGCAGAAACGATATCATGAGCAACAGGCTGCAACTTATCAAACTCAGCGTCAATATCATTAGCTTTAGCAATAGCCGCTTTAAGCATGATATCGAACGCAGCCAGCTTTTCTTTACCAGCTCCATCATCAGGGATAGTCTCCTCAATTAATTTGACGATCTCTACTACCATCGACCAGAGACGCTTTACCCAACCTAAGTATTCAAACAAGCTCATAGCTTACACTCCATAGTTAATAAGATGTCCTCGATGCCATAGATATTCGGTACGACTTCAACCCAGCGAGGATTTACGATTACAGGCTTAACGCCGAGACTACACCCCGACCTTCTCAGATGTTGATAGTGTGAGCAGCCAGTTAACAACAGCAAGAACACCAACAGCCACAGAATCAACGGTAGCCTCGTCCACTGGTATCGCATACCCAAATGCCTCCGCAGCCTGTATAGCCGCCCAGATTGCTCCTGTGAGCGCTGTAGCGGTTATCTGACGACTCTTCCACTTAGCCGGGTCAGCAACTGCCTTACCCTTCTGGAGCGCCTTAAACGCTGCTCTAATCTTCGTAATCATCGTATTCATCCTCTAGCAGATTGTATGCCAGAGAGGTCTTGTATATCTCCATCAGACCTATCAAGCTAACCTGATTCACCCCTTTTTCTACATACTCATCAACCCACTCACCGAGCTTATCCATTGCTTCTTCGGTCAATCTGTCGCTTATTTTATCTGGAAAAGGGATGGTATCCATAGCTATCCTAAGTATCTAAATGCTGCGCCAATCGCGGCAGCTACGACTAACCATACAATACGCTCTGCTGACTTACCTTTTATCACGCTTTCCGACAAGCGATCTACCTTGTCGTCCAGGCCATTTACCTTAGACTCAATAGAAGACTGACGATTAAACACAGTGACTAACTGCTCTTCAACACGCGCTAGAGAGATAACCGCCTCCTGTAGCTTGTCAATTTTCGCCTCTACTCTGCTTAATCGGTCTTCCATCTTCATACCTATAGCGTCAGGTCAGGAGCTTTACGAGTAGCTCTGATTTGATAAACGTGTCTGATAACTTCACCGCCGTCTTTGTGAAATACGATCTGAGTCATCACACTAGAAGCTCCATACCCTGCTCCTGCATGCCACGAATCAGGCGGGGCGAGTGTACCAAAAGTTTCCACGAAAACGCCGTTGTCAGTCTCTATTAAGTTCTGGTGATGAATATGA